TTACCCCAAGCAGGACTGTTTCGAGTCATCAACAATCCAGCCAGTGCGAGATTCCGCCTAGCTTCCCACTTGTCTTTACCCTTCCCACCTTTACCTGCGGCTGCGGCACCAGAAGCATTAGCTGCTGCAATTCTCGCATTACTCTCTGCGATTTGCACATTGCCCATAGTTGCTTTGAGTGCAGCCTGACTCAGGAGATCATTCGCCATCAGGCGCTGAGTGTTGGAGTTATAGAGTCCTGCTTGCGGAGCAGAGTACATTCTCTGCAAGAACTGTCCATCAGTCCGCAGAAAATTAGTCATCAGATTGTTCAGGTCTTGTGCAGTAAGCTGAGGATTAGCAGCAGTAGGAGTGAAGCTCCCACCGCCCCCTCCACTTCCTCCACCGAATGCGCCACCTAACACATTCTGGAATCGCTCAACTGCTGCAAGCTCTCTTTCACCTGGGATTACCAGATCATCTCCAGCTGCCATTTAGCTACCCTGACCTTTCTTGAAAACCTCAGCAACCTTCTCTGCTGAACGACCAATAACATAGCCACCCAAACCGAGCTGGATAATGTCCCACAGCTTGATGTACTCAGCTTCGGAGAGATTAGGTGCAACCCATCCCATCCAGCGAGCCACAATCAGAGCACCAAAAGTAAGCATCAGAATCGGGCGCCAAGATTTCTGGAGCCAGTTCCCTTGAGCCTCAGCAACAATTACCTCAGCGGCCTTGTTAAGTTCCGTGAGGGCACCAGCTTGTTGCAGTTCAAACAACTTCAGTTTGGCTTCGGCAGCAGCTTTCGGATCAGGAAGCACCTTATCCAGAATAGTAGTTACTGCAGGAAGCAGAGATAAGAAAGACATTTACTTTCCTTTCTTCAGTTGAATACCATTCAGGTACGACTTTGTTTCAGGTATGTAGGTTAATACTTCCAATCTTGGAAGAGCAGGAGGGATTAGAAAACTGATGTGTACCCATGTATGTTCATAGATCAGTTGGTCAAATCGCAACTCAGCTCGATGCTTTTCTAGTTCTTTCGCTACATCATATGGAGTACCGAACCTAGGGCAGATGAAATCAACTGCTTCACCGCGCATATGACTTGAGTTCTTTGAGCCTCCAACAGCTTTATTTACAGCTGCTGAACGGTACCAACTATTTACTCTCACTCCCTTACCTCCTAGAATCTCTTTCACCACTTCCATACAAGAAGCTGTATGGGACATTACAGTTATGATTCGGGAGGGCGGAGTGTTGTCTAGGTTTCGGTGCTCTGTGATGGTAGCTTCATCCAGAGTGAAGTTCTCACTTAGATAGATTGTCATTGCTGTTCCTTATACAACCGAGTGTCTCATCTCAGGATTGAAATAGATTTGGGTAGAACTGATTGCATACCCAAGAAACTGAAGTGTGTTACCTGCTGCGGGTCCAACATTGCTCATAACTCCAGCAGTTGTACTGAGGAAGAAATCTTGCCCAGGAGTTAGGCCAACAAACCCACTAATTACGCCACAGGTTACAACCTCTGCATAGGAGCCTGCATTCACAGCTTGCTGAACTATGCCGCGACACTTCTTATTGTGGAAAGTATCCGCAACAGCCTTAGCTGCGAGTCCTCCAGAAGTGATGTATATTACATTACCCTGCGCCAAGTCTTCCGCAGCTTGAGGATACACTCTCGCAATATTCTGAAGCTTCACAGTTTCAACAGGACTCACATAGGCACGATCTGAAAGATGTACCGGCAGTGGGCCAGTGACGGCATCCAGAGTCGTTGCGAGGGTATGGATACTGTTGTATATCTTGATTAACTCTGCATAAGTTGCAGGGTCCATCGCCTCAGCAGGTAGTGCATCAAGTCCCAACTGAAACGAAAGTTGTTTCACCTTCGACATGGCTACCTACCTCCATGATTATTCACAGTAAGGACAACCGAGTTGAGGTAGAAGTTACCCTTAATCATGATTGAGTGATTAATACCTGTGGCGCGATGGAGATACTTATTAGCAGAGTGCTTGTAAGCTGGAACAAACGAGCCGCCAAATCCATCAAGAGAAGTCATCACATACACATCAGGAGTCTTAACTTGAAGGAGAACTCCAGTGAGAGGATCAACAACCCGAGTAGGATATAGATTATCCAGTTCAATCTGCTGCAACTGAGTGAGACGCTGACGAGAGTATTGGTACTTACCCAATACAATCACACCCACATCCGACTCCACGTTGTAGAACCTGTCAGCAGTGTTCGTATCCTTCACTCGCGCAATCTTGTTGTCCAGAGTAATCAGAGTAATCTCCTGATTCTCAGACTCGAATACTTCCACATGCTCTTTAACAAGACGCCCCCACCGCTGCAATGCGATATCGAAAATCCAGCAATCACGATATGCAGGGTACTGCTGTCCATTGGAAGTGTAAGTTCCATTCTGAATCGAGATGCAAACATAACGAGAGCCGACAACAGTGATCTTAGCTCCCTCAGTTCCACGCTCAGAACCTTCCACTCCCGCAGTAATAACAGTGTTCTCGTCCCACACAGGAGTTACTTTACTGTTATCAGAGAGGTCAGGCCAAATAGGTTTCGCGGCATTCAGCTTAATTTCCTGAAACCCATTCACAGTGTAAGCGTAGGCAGCACTCTGGTTTCCATCGAAACTGATGGCCTGAATATCAGTGATACCGGATGACCCCACAATCTCCTTGAAGTTGAAGGGGAATGCAGCATTGTTTGAGAGTGTGGCCGCAACACAGTTAGATTCAGTGAAAACGAATACACCTTGCGGGTTCGGTACAAGGAAACTAATTGCGCCGCGCGCACCCTCCACTGAACCGCCTCCTGCACCGGTATCTAGTGAAGGCACAAAATCGGTAGGATCAAATAGCGAGGACCATGCAATAGCATCTGCACTCCATGCCATAAGATAGCCAGCGGTGCCAGTGATTCCATCAATAGCTGCAACTGTAAGACCATTCAGGTCCACAGGAACCAGTGTATCGGTAAGGAAGTCATAAGTAAAACAGCCGATGCCAGCAAAGAAAAGATAAGTAGTACCTGAAACAGTCGCGTAAGTAACGTATCCATTTTGGGTTCCTACGTACTTGAACTGCGGCGAGTCATCTACCAGACGATACAAGAAACCCTCTTTGGTATGGACCAAGAGGGCAGAGTCAATAGTAGAGCGAACAGGGAAAGCAGTGTAAGGAGTACCTGGGCAGGTTTCTTGAGATATGTGGTATGCAGCACTCTTGAAACCTTGCTCAGTAGGAAGGGCATTGGCACAGTAATATACCTGTGGAATACCAATGTCCTTATCCTTATCCTCTTTCGCTGCAATATTGGGTGCGTAGTTGTTATCGTAACCCTTGATGATGACTGTGCGACCAAGAGTTAGAGGATCAACTGGAAGTGCCGCTGCACTTAAGTTTGCACGATAATTAAAATCTGCCATTATTGCACCCGATACCAGCTTGTATCACCTGAGTTGTACATGTAGCCGAACTGACCATTCGCTGCGAGCGTCGTAATTGAGTGGCCTGCTGCAACAGACTCTCCAGCTGCTGCTGCAATTACGATGTTAGTGATAGCGGAACGAGAGAATCCAAGAACTCGATGCCCATCACCAGGGTTATCTGGAAGCGTGATAGTGTAGTTCGCAATTGTTCCTGAGTGATTCAGAATAACCGACTCGGTAGTTGCAGCTAGAGCAGTGGAACCTGCATTCACAGGAACGATAATCTCTTTAGAGAATCTCTTAATTCCAATGAACTCGTGAGCAGTGACATCTCCACTGAAAGTGGCATCAACTCCGCCAGTGATGTTACCTGAGATTGCAAGGTTAACTGCTGCAAGGTCTCCACTGGTAACAATGTCATCACCCGCCAGAATACCAGCTGCGGCCCACAACATTCCAGGCTTCGAGCCGCTGCGAGCAATTGCAACCACTGGATCAGCTACACCCGGAACAAAGAAGCAAAGATCAAAACTGGAGCCAGCAATGGTAGGCGAGCCTGCATTGTCATATACTTCCACACTGAAAGTATATGTAGCTGGAACCGAGAGTACATCAAGAAACTCCATCTTGATAACTTTGGGAACCACAATCCGCAGAGTCTCAAGAATCTCACCCAACTCAGTGGTGTGGGTTACATTGGTAATCAGCTTGAATGTGGAGCCGGTAAGTTCCCAGAGACACAAAGCCTCAGTTGTGACAGGAAAATCCGCAGGGACAAAGTTGTGATCTACTCCATGCGGAATCATAATAATCCCACCTGTCGCAGTGAGATCACCAAACGCAGCAATCAGCGCGGTTCTGTTATCCGCAGCGGAAGCAGTCTTGGAACAGCCCACTTCGAGCGCATTGATTACGAACTCTTGATCACCAAGATTGAAAGTTGAGCCTTTAACTCGCATGGCAGTATTCCTTAGGTATTAGAATTGAGGCAGTTCGGAGAGGAACTGTTCCAGTGAAGGGAGAGTTCTCCTGCCAGCCTCTACATCAGATTCAATAGTTTCCACTGCGGCCCAGGTTAGCGAAACCCAATCGCGAAACCGTACAGCTTCCTCATGGAATTTCTGTACAGGCGAGCCTACATATCCCATCGCAGCATGGTAATCATCATAGCGATGCTCCAATGCCTTAGCGTTGAGACGAGATTTCACTGCAAGAGTGAATTGATTCTTGATTTGTTCAGGGGTAGGAGGCACTGGCGCAGGAGCAACATACGGTTCCCATTGAAAACCTTTAGCTGCTGCAAGTACAGGAGGCTCACCAGCAAAGTCGCGAGTACGAAGTACTTTACCTGTAGCTATTTCAGTAAGAGAGTATCTCATTATAACGTCTCCGGGAAAGGAAGAGCAGGGGGAGTGAAAGCTGTAGTATCTACAGGATAGCGCAAACCTAGCTCTGCATTTCGCATCGTAAGTCTGCCTCCATAATACCTAAAAGGACATGCCGGACCTACAACGCCGTTAGTCCAGCCGCGATCTGCAAACCAAATAGCAGCGTCGTTGTACACTCCTCCAACACCAGCTTTGTTCAACACACGAACGCCGTCAATCCAGACACTTGTTTCGTTAGCATCTGAGTCTTTTGTTACTGCCAGGTGCACCAGCGTGTTAAGAGGTAATGGATCAGAAACAGATGCAGTAAAATCTCCGCTGTCAACCAAATGCAGTAGAGATGTATTGCTGTCCCAATAGAGGTAAAAGAGTCCCGGAACCAAAATTACTGGAGTTGTACCTACGTAGGCTCCAGTGCGCATCAGGTACGCTTCATACACCCCATCAGTAGAGTTAAACATAACATCTCTATCTGAGTCCGAGATGTTTGTAGCGGTCCAGTACAACTGAAGCCCGGTGCCATCAAGAGGCCAATAGCCTTCATCAGTATCACGAATCTTCGTAGTCGTAATAGGGAACAGCCAAGTATTAGCTTCCACATAGTGGATTGCTTCTTCGCGCAGCAGAGGGTTATTGATAAACGCCTGCCACAGCCAAGGATCACCTAGGCTTTTTCTGCTAGCTCCAAATCCACTAAGCTGGTTCTGTCTAAGCACAATAACCTCCTACCTTACTCATCAGAAGTCTGCGAGACAGTGTAGTACAGAAGTATTCCGATAAGGTCGGCAACTACTCCGAGAGTGTCATTGGTAACATCATCTGCCTGACGAGTTACCTTAAATGCTACAAAATCATGCTGATCCAACACACCGCCTACAGTGATAGGACCACTCTCATCAGTGATGCCAATCTGATTCTCAGTAGCACTTACAGCATTAACTTGCACAGCAGTTCCGAATGCAGCATCAATACTCTCATTCGCAGAGATCGCTACAGCCTGAATTGTCCATGCAACACCATCTCCTGCATCAGCAGTTTGGTGCATGAACACAAAACGAGCACTGAGAGTTCCAAGGTTCCAGCTCTTAGGGAGAGGAACTTGGAACTGGGCAGCTTGCACTGTTGCAAAGTCAAAGCTCAGATAGTCATAGTTAATCTTGTTGACAGCTGATTCAACAGTGCCAGGAGAGGCGCCATCAGTGGCCGCAGGAATCATTGCACCACGAGGAATCCAGATAGTATGCTTCTCAGCGGAAGCAATTCCACCTCCCGGAACTGCCTCAGTATTACCCTTCGCTTCGACAAGATCACCAGCTTCACAAGCTTGGAGCAGCCTGAAAGAGGATTCGGATAGCTCAACAACTTGAGACTTTGGCTGCTTCACGCCATTCACAAATACGTCAAGAGCATTAAACCCTGTGACATAAGTAAACAGTGCGAGAACAAAAGTTGTTTGTCCTGCAGTTGCAGTGAATTCTTCCTGCACCAATTGTGCATTCGGGTTCGCAACAGGAATGTTATTGGAGCCAGGAGTCCAGATAGATGCATTACTCATTTCTCAATCCTTCTCGTGAACAGGTGGAGCCGAATGGATATACATGCAGCGAGACTCAATTGCTGTTACGCGGCGATCAAGACTGCCAACTCCGCCGCGCATGTCAGCTTCCAAAGCTCTCACAGTAGTTTTAACTTCCTTGATCTCACTCTTAATTCCGTTCAATACATAAACAGCAAGGAATCCGAGGAGAGCCATAATGTAAGGAAAAGCTTCAACCATGTTAGAATCCTTCTGCAAGAATGTTGGAACTCTTAAGCATTGCAAGTTGCTCTGCTGCAAGCTTCTGGTACACAGTTGCCTGCTCGTCATAACCGATTGTTTTAAACACTGTAACAGCTGCCTCAAACACAATCGCGTAGGGATGGTCGAGCGCAATCCAGCTATTGAATCCTGCCTCAGTAATATCAGGGTTGAGGTAGCAGCCAAAGAAGAAGTACTTAAGGCGAGTGGAGCTCTTAATCTGAATCAGCTCACCAGCGACATAAAATATATCTGCTCGCTCATATCCGTACCGATCAAGAATTTCAGCAGGAGTGCGGAGAGTTAGGAAATCTCCAGGAGTACCTGCTGAGTCAGCTTTTCTGAAATACTTAACTGAGCGAAAACGCGGAATCAAAGTCCTATATTCAAGGGCCTGAATGTAATCTTCCGTATCAAACTGAATAGGAGTTTCAAACAAGTCCTTGTAATAGAAGTCTGACTGGTGCATCTTAAGGGTGGCAGACTTCACCGCCAACTTGGTTTCTGCAACCAAGTCGGGACGATTAGTTAGAGCGTACACATCGTCAAGAAGTTCAGTGAAGGTTGCCATTTCAGTTCCTTAAGGTTCAGGCTTTGGAGAGCGACTCTTTTACATTTTGCAGGGAAGCGGTGGTTCCAATGTTTTTCAGCGGAACTGTGACTCCCATATCTTTACCAGAAGACTTAGTTGCTTCATGCTCTGCAATGATGCGCTTCTTCAATGCAGCCATCGGATCAAGCAACTCTTCGGAGGTAATGGTTTTCTTACCTTCGTCGATATAAATGTGCGGATGTTTCCGCTTAATCTCTGCATCAAGTTCCTTGATTTCCTCTTCGTCAGCAGTGGCAAGCTCTCCGTTTTTGAAGTAGAGGAACTTACCATTCGACATGACATACTTGCAGGAAGGGATTGACGACTTAAAAACTCGAAGAATCGTTTCAGACATTTTGGTTTCCTTACAGGTTTGATGTTACAAGGGAGAAGCCCTCCCACTGTGTTAGCTGGGAGGGACTTAAATCACTTCAAATTAGCCAGCAGCGGCCGCAGTGAAGTTGTACAGAACAGCGTTGGCCGGCGGGTTCTTAATGACGCAAGTCATTTCAGTGGTGAGAGTTCCACCAACTGCATCCTGACCGTTATCAGCAACTTCGCCAGAAACACCGAACTCTTCGTTCTTCGTCTTGCGGTCGCCAAGATAGGCAACCTTGAAGGTGGAGAGATCAACAGCAACAGCCATCTTGCTCCACGAAGTGTTGGTGTTGAACAGCGGATGCTCGATAACACGGAACGTACCACGAGCAGTCTTGAATGTGCTGAATTGCAGACCGTAGGAAGTCTGACCATCAACCAACTGATAAGTACCATTCAGGCGGCCGATGTTGTTAAGAACACGCTTCGCAGTGCCGCCGCAGAACAGCACACGCTCATTAGCAACCTTCGGATCAGTTGCTTGATCAAAGCAAGGATCCAGAGCAGCTTCGAGCTGAGTGTAGTTAGTGGTAGCGCCAAGCGTGGTAACGTTAGCAGCACCGTACGACGACGGGTAGTAAGTCAGGTTTCCAACAATGGAGATGAAGCCATCCATCGTGCGGAACGGCTGGCTGTTACGAGTGCCAGACGACTTCTGACCGAAGAACAGCGCAGTTTCAATTGCGGTTGCATGGAACGCAGCGCAATCTTGACGCGACTCAGCAATGTTGGTTTCGCCAGCGATGACTTGCGTAGCACGAACCGTATCGCTGATCGTCCAAGTATTACGGAAAATCTGCGTCAGGTTAGTGATGCGAACCGGCTGAACTTGCTGAGCAGTCGGACGATCAGAAGCTTCTTCGTAAGCGTTACCAACTTGGTACAGCTTAACGTTGTCAGCGATCGCAGCAGCAGCAACCGTACCAACACCACGAGTCACAACCAGATCAGTCGCATTGGTAACAGAGTTAACAATGACGTTCTCACCAGTCGTATCAACACGGAAGATCATTCCGGGAAGAATGTTGGCAGTGGAATCAACAACCCAAGTGGTATCTACGCCATCAGCGATAGCACCGTCAAGCTGCATTTCCGGGAACAACATAGTCTTGGTGAAGAAGCCATGCTCAACAGCAACAGCGACTTCCGAGCCAAGTTGTGCAGTCATACCAAACAGCGGAGCAGAGCCGTTCGGCATGAGACGAGTAATCATCCCAGCGAACGATTTTGCAGCGTGATCAGTCGTGAACTGCGAGGTATTAAAGATGCCAGTGGCCATGAAAATCTCCTATTAATTAGCCAAGTTAACCAAGAAAGTTAGTCCAATCAGTTTCCTTTGAACCCTTCGCTGCTTTCTCTGCCTCCGCTTTCTGTTTCGGTGCATTGATTGCGTTTGCGAAATTCTCCAGGTACTGTTTTGCCATTGAAGTAATCTCGGATGCGGATGCATTCGGATACTTCGCAGTCATTTGAGCTTCAACAGCTCCAAGAATTGGGGAAGCAGCAGGGTGGTTAAAAACAGGGTTTTCATTACGAAGGGTGTCTGAAACTTGAAGCTTCTTAACATGAGCAGGAATATCTGCATTAAACTGGTCGCGCGCCTTAGCTACAGCTTGCTCCACAATCTTAGATGTTGCAAAAGCAGATTGTGCATAAACTCCTTGTGCTACAGAGTTCATAGCTTGCATGAATGCAGCTCCAGCTTCCTCTCCACCTTTCGAGATGGCTGCAAGTTGCTCCGCTGAAATCATCTTACTAAAGTCTGTTTTGCGTGCAGCTTCAGCAATCTGTTTCGGATCAACATTGATAAGAGGTTGCGGACCCTTTGCATCAGTGTCGCTAGGTTGCCAAAGCTCCTTAAATTGATCCATTGGGGATTCAGGCGCACCTGCGGGAGCAGGAGGAACAACACCATTTGCATCAGTCTTAGCAGATTGCTGCGGAGTCTGTGCAGGTTGTTGATTCAAATTCCCAGGTTGTGCTTGTTGCTGCGGAGCTGGCTGTTGCTGAGCAGGCTGCTGCTGAGTTGAGCCAAAAATCTTCTCAAAGATACTCATGTTAATTTCCTTTCAAGGAGTTTTCTAAATCGAGGAGGTACTGCAGGATGCCGATTTTACCTTGCAGTTCGGCTTCTGCTTGGGTGAACTTCATTGGGTTAGTTGGATCGAAAGTAAGATTTACTTTTTCAATTGCAGCCTCCGAAAGTAAGTTTTGAAGAATTGCTCGTTGCTCAGATGAAAAGCTCGATCCTGCCTTGTACTCAGCAGCATTCAGAGTGTAGGAAGTGAAAGCGTTGATTGCGAGTTGCATTACAGGTTCTCCTGATTTTGGATATTGTTGGTGATGTTATTCACCCGAGTTTCAGGTTGCTGAGTTGGCTGAGCTGTTGCACCCTGCGCAGGATTGTAACCAAATTGCTGCGGCATAGGTTGCGGAGGAATCTGCGCCCCAGCTTTAGCAGCTTCTTGTGCAACTATCTGCCACTGCTGTTGGGCTTGCTCGTATGCAACTTGTTCATTCGATTTTTCAAACTCAGTGATGCGAGCACCTTGAGTTTTCATAAAGTAAGAGAACAGCGGCCCAATGTTGTAACGCTGTGAGATGATAGGAGAGGAGCCAATCATCTGCATCGCAACTTGGAGAGTGTCAGCATTGATCAATTTATCTGAAGGAGTGAGGCCATCAGATACCTTGAATTCAAGAACAGCTTTACGAAGCTCGACTGGATCAATCTGAACTTGCTGCTCAGTCTGCCGATTGTAGAGGGAGACTCCGCCTTGATACTGGAGGATGTTATACTTCAACATCTCTTTCATCGGAGTAAATACTTGAGCCTCATACAGCATGGAGACAATTTGATCGCGACCATTCGCATTACCCATGACAGTTTGGAACTCGTCACGAGTCTTATTACCCTTCACAAATTGACCTTGTTTCGCAGGGTTCTGGCCAGCAACCTTGTCTGCCATCGCAAGAATCTGGGAAGTCTCTTGCATCAGAATGGAAGATTGATCATCCCGGAACGGAATCGGGAAGTAAGAGTCTCCGACCGGCTTACCGTAGGCAGAGGGCCGCACAGGAATCTTAGCTGCCGGATTATCCGAATTGATATGCTCTGCAGAAATGCGGGAAGGATCATAGATACCGCGATCACTGATAGCTCTACGGCGAGCAGCAATCACAGAGTTCCACATTGCAGAAGTTATATCTTGGAACGGCAGTGCATTTTGGGCGAGAGACTTAGTTTGGTAACCCAGTCCATCTTCGAGAGGTTGACCAAACAGCATAGGAATGTTATTGTGAACATTCGTTTGACGCTCAACATAGATGGGAACCTGTCCGTTGACAATAACGAATTTCCAGATTTGCGGAGTGTTGGCGGAGGGAACACGCAGGCCAAAGTCGGAGGGTAGGATTCGAGCATAGATTGTGGAGACTTCATACGAGTTCTTATATGCGATCTTGTTGTCTTGGCCAGAGATTTCAGCCCACTTCATCCAGTTAAATTCGCCTCGCTTCGATTGCGACTGAAGGAATGCAGCCGGATTGATCGAAGGAATATAGAATGACTCGTAACCTCCAGAGCCTAAACCGGATTCAAATGCTGGAACAATGTTGTCCACCATTTTGTTAGGGAGGGAGGCAATGAAAGCTTTTAGCTGAATCCGAGACATCATCTCGACATAGCCTGCGAACTCACCTTTCGAGTGAATCTCAGTCGGATCAACTCTGGTATCGAAAATCAGATTATAAGGATCACGCCGAGTGAGGCAGTTGCCAGAGTAGATGATTTGTTTCGGCTTGCCTTCTTTTCCATTCGCGAAACCAATATCAGTTTCCAGTGCCGCAGTAACATAATCTTTCCATTCCACTTCAACACAGGAAAGATTGTACTTGAATCCATCACGGAAGAACAGCATGAGTTGGCGAACCCACCCGCCCCGAATGGACTGCTCTTCGATCACAGTTTCCATTGCCAAAGCTTGATCCATAAACTGCGGATTCGAAACAACTCCGAAGATAGGAGTGCCTGTGAGGAACACACTACTTTGGTAAGTTACAGCAGCCTCAACTTGAGGAAGGACAACTGGAACAGTGATGTTCTGGAATCGGGACTTGTCTCCATAGGAGTTAGCAAGTTTAGCCTTGGTATGCTCTACACTCAAATCTTGCTCACGCATGTAGGCAAGATCAATCTCTCTCATACGGGAACGAATGTCCCATTGAGATGAGAGAAGTTGGTAGCAAGATTTCACATACTCTGTGATAGCTTGCTGAGATTTTTTGGAGACAAGAATCGGAGTGTTAGCAGCCATTTGGTTTGGTTCCTTACTTG